CTAATTCCGTATGATTTTGTCACGATTTAATATAATGTTTAGATTTTTAACTGCTTTTGTTTTAATTGTGTAATATTTGTTCCGATTTACTTGCAATACGTCAATCGCTTCATCGAACGTTTCGCAGTTTAGATAAGTCGTTAACAAGACATGCCGCTGTGCTGCATCAGGTATTTTCATGACTATACCGATGATTTCTTCGCGTCTTTTGATAAGGCGGTCAATCTCTGCCGTCCCATAATCAGACGCGTCAATAATAGCCGCATTCTTATCTGTTTGTGACTGTCGAATACCACCGTTCACTTTCATATCAGACCATTGCGGAGACGTAAGCAGCGAACTTCTAGTGGCTTCAACATCTAATTTTAATTGTTTAATCATTTTAGGAATCAGTCTTAATTCCTCCAACAAATACTCTGCTTCAGTTTTATTTTTAGCCACCGCTCACAACCTCCAATATGTTATAATATTAATAGTGAATATAATATTGGAGCCTTTGCGTAAGCAGGGGCTTTTTCTTTTTGGGCAGGCGCACGACCCACATAACCTAGCCGTCTAAACAGCGCCTTGCATAATCACGAACGACTGATAATTCGCTTTAGGATGTTTCATAGAAAAAATTTTAAGGAGTTCCTCTTTTCTAAAATATTTCAGTCTGTTGCTAGCTAGCCACCCAGTAGACCAACAAGCTATATACTAATTTGTGTAAGAAGGAGTTCCCTCCTTTTGTTATGAAAACTTTTATTCTGGGTATACCCACGCAAGGATTCGAACCTTGCTAGATACCAAATTGGGTTACCGATTGTTTGTAAAATATCCTAGCAATGCTCCAAAGAGCATGCTCACTATACAGATTATTACGATTACATACTTCATTTACTCACCTTTCTTTCTAATTGAAACTTCACTGAACTTTTCAAAAAGCTCTGGATTTTCATAAATATTACCTACAACTTCAAATGTGTTCCAATATTTATCTTTTAATTCTTCAAACGTCATATCAATACCATTTGACTTAGCAGGAAGATAAGCAATGCCATACATGCCATAGCTTTCATCATATTGAACAATGCCCTCAAAACCATCACTGTCTCTAATAACATCATTCTCAAAGACTTCTTTTCCATTCTCGTCAACCACCCCTGTTGATTGCATGAGTTCAATTTCATCAAAATCTCTTTCACAGCAAAGACCATTGTTCTCTTCTGCCAACACATAAGATTGATTGAAATTAATCGATGCAACAGGTAGCATTCGTTTCTCTTCTTTTATCCACACTCTAAATTTTGGTATTGTCATTTTTCCACCTCTTCCGCAAATTGCCAAGCCCAATCAAAATCTTTCTTGATTTCTGCTTCGGTTAGCTGAGCTATACTAAGATTTCTATAAGATATACTAGAGTAACAGTCAATACAAATACCCTCTTCAGTTTTAATGAGAATTATGTGTATGCTACCATCACTATTATGATTAGGAAGTTCAACTGTATACAGCTTTTCTTTCTCGACTTCATAACCATAAATCCATGCCTTTGCGAATGTTTCAGGGTTAACGTAAAACCAATCTAGTATTCGCTTTTCATCATCCATGTTGTCTAACGCTTCTGAGAGTGTAGAACATGAATATTGCTCGCTATCGATATAATCAGCCACATATTGCGGTACAATGGGCTTTTCTGGCTCGTCAAGTTCTTCTTTAATAATATCAATAGCTAAATCCAAAGCATTATTCCACTCTATCTCTTCTTGGCTACTTGCTAAAGGATGTTGATTGTATTCTAATTCGTCAATTATTTCTTTTTTATTCATTGCTTACTCCTTTCAATAAGTTGCTCCACAATGTTTTTTAAATTATCTGTCACATATTTTTCGTCGCGCCAGACTTCATAACCAAACAACAAATTTGATATTGGAAACTGTTCGCCAATTCGAGGTATTAAGTCTCCTGCGTGCGCACAATCAAAGCCGATATACCAATTTCTTTCGCCTTTTCTATTCGTTAAGAACCCAGAGAAACTTAGTCCGCCGTGACATTCAATGTCTAATTCGTCATAATCTTTGAAATAGTATGGATGAGTTTTAGGAATTTTGACATATCCATTTAAATGACCACTCCATTCCGCTAATCGGATAAGACATTCAAATCCTTTATAAATAAATTCAACAGTTCCACTTCTATGTAAAACTTCAAATTCTTCTAACGTCTTTGCTTGTTTTGTCATTTTTATTTCTCCATTTTTCGCTTCAAAATATTAAAGGTTACCGAGTTACCGATAAAAAACACTTTTTTATTTATTTCCTACACTTATAATTGTAAGAATCCCTTTATATCAACGTTTCTTTATATATTTACTATTTTTATAATACTTTTTATAAAAATATAGGTAACTAGGTAACCAATATAGTATATAGTCAATAGTATCAATGCTTTTCGCGGTTACCTATCTCCATTTTTATCGGTAACCATAGGTAACTTTTACCTCAAAAGGTTACCGATAGTTACCGATAAAAAATCAAAAGTTACCTATCTTTTTCTGACAAAACCTTTTGTTGTTTTTCCGTTTTGTTTAAACGGTTTCTTCTCAAAGTCAGGATGATTATCCATAACCATATTTATTTTTGTTGACAACTTCCTGTCATTCGAACTTCTCATGAACAAGTTATACATCATTTCTCGTGTTGAAACTTTTGTCAATTGAGCATCACCAGCATCAAAACCATGGCTGTTGTCAAAGTAGGCTTGCGTGTATTGATGTTGTTTCTGCGCTGACATATTTTCCCAATTGCTAGGAATTGGCATATCTAAGTATTCCAACACTTGTTGTTCGACTTCATCACGATACATGAATTTTTCACGGTAAGCATTTAATTCTTTTTCTGTTTCTTCATCAAACATCAAACTTGCACCATTTTTAAAAATCGTGACAGCTTCGCCCCAAATCTGCTTAATTGTTTCGGGCTCGATTTCCATTGGATGTTTCTTTTGCTTATCCGCATTTACCATAATCGGCAAGAAGCGACGTTCACCCGTTTTGTCTTTGAGATATTCTTTTTGATTGGTCGTTCGAGCTAAAACAAAGTTTTTTGCAAACTCCTCTGTTCGCTTCATGTATGGTTTTCTAAAGCGTAAGCTTGTTTTTGAGATAAAAGCTTTCGTTTCAGCAAATGACATCCGATTACTTGCGACCATTTCATCATCATTGACAATTAGTGATTTTAACATGATGTCGTAGTTATCTTTATTTGAAAAATCTGTGACAGCATCTGTGTACCAATTGCCGCCTAATTTTTGAAGAAGTGACGTCTTACCAACACCTTGACCGCCAACCAAATCCAACACATAATCAAATTTGACGTACGGATCATATACCTTCGCAACTGCACCTACTAACCACATTTCAGCAATTTTTGAAACTAGTTCTATGTCGTCAGCGCCTAAATAGACTTGAAACATACGATTGATTCGTCGCCTACCGTCCCAAATTTTAGCCGCTTCTTCCATATATTCAACCACAGGATTGTAAGTTCGTTCCGAGAAGAATGTTTCCATACCATCAAGCATGGCTTGATTGGTAAATGCAACTTCAAATACACTCTCAAAATAAACTTTAATGACGGAATCAAAGTTAGAAGGCAGCTCACCTTTTTTGAAATAGCTGTTTCCGATTTTGATGTCTTTAGTAAGTTCATGTTCTTGCGAGAACTCATTATGTTTTAAATAAATGCTTAACTGATCATCAGCTTTAAAAGCTAATAAAACGTTACTTGGACTATTCGAACGAATAGCACCTTTTTCAGTTGTTAGCATTTGTGGTTTTGAATCTATACTTACTACATCGCCAATTATAATCACCTTCTATCCTTTTTGATCATACTTTCAACAGTCCTAGCCACTTCCACTTCAGGAAGTGGGCTAACACTATTGTTGTTTGCTATTTGTGCCAATCGTAAAACTAGTTCATCATCAACTGCTCGAAAAAGTAGACCACCGACAAAACTTGCTAACTTGTCGTTTCGACCGCCCTCATCACCAAATCCAATGGCTATCGTTTCAAAAAGCTCTGTTGTTTGATTTTTACTTTTTTGATACGTGCGTGCTTTTAAGGCTCGCAAGCCTTCAGCACTATCAAGTTGACGCCCATGAGTTAAGGCATATTGTTCTTTTATTGCCTGAATGAGTTGTTTTGATGGTGTTACCATCGTCAACCCTTCTTTTGACTTTTCTAAATCCCATTCATATTGACCTTTATTGGTCGCTGATGGCGCAACCAGAACATAATTGTTTGGATGTGCTTTGACGTCAACACCAGGAAGAAAACCAATCATTTGACTTATGGGCGTGTCATCTCTTTTGAAGTAAAAGAGATGTTTCCCGCCGCTAGCTGTTTTAGCTTGAAGCGTTGGTTCAATAAGGTTTAAGTCCTTCCAACGTTTTAAACTTTCAAAACCATTAGTTTTGCCATGTCTATCAATGTCGATGACGAAAAAATTAGTCGTTCGAACAGCAATGTTAGCGTTTGGATAGCCTTCCCAAAAGTTTTCTATTTCATCAGCTGACATCGCTTTGTCCGCAAATTCAATCAAAGGTCTTTTGCTTTGTGGATCAATTGGAATAACTGAAAAACCGAGCTTATGATATTTCAAAGCGTATTCTTTCATGGAAGGCATTTGCTAACATCTCCTTTTATTTTTTTAAAATGGAAGGTCGTCGTCATCAATTTCAGCAGCTGACATAATAGGTTGACTTACTTCCTCTTCAATATCGTAATTGCGATATTCTTTTCCTTTTTTAGAAACGCCTTCATCAATAACAAGATTGAAATAAGAGCCAACTGCTTTACGTTGAAGGGCTTCTTCCATAGCTTTCCCATCTTCAAAATCACTATTTTTTAGCTCATCACCAGCCAAAACAATAACTTTTTGGAAGAATTTAATAGTGCGTTCAACCGACCAACCTAAGTCAATTGTTTCACCTTTTTTATTTTTCCAAGTATCCAACGTACCAAATGTTACGAAATCAGTACGCCCGTCATATTCACCACCTCGAACTTCAAATTGATAACCTAAGCTTTCCCAGCCACTATCTGAAACGTTGAATGTCGCTTTTTTTAACACAACCGGATAAGTACCAGCTGGAATTGCAGGTTGTCCATTAACACTATCTTTACGTGGGTCAAATCCATTCTTTTTAAGTCCTTTTGCAATATCTAATAAACTCATATGTATATTCTCCTTTTAATTAAAATAAATCTTCGTCGTTAGTTGTTTCTTGTTTTACTTCAGGTTTAGTAGCTGATGTTGCTTTTGCCTTTTGACGAGGTGGTTCAACAGCACCTCGAATAGTTTGTAAGATTTTTAAAATTGCCTTGTCGTCGACCTGGTCTGCATAGTATGTTTTGCGTTTGCGGTCAACTTCACGGTTGTAATTGTTTCCGATTTTTTCAGTATGAATCATCAAATCTGAATTGCCATTGATGAGATTGACATACTTGTCTTTTAAACTTGGTTTATCTTTAGTAGCATTACCTTTGTCGTCATACTCTGAAATTTGACGACTAATGTAAATGACGTTCATTGGTAAAGCTTTTAAATCAATCACAAGTTCTGTCAAAGCTTGGTTGAAATAGTCGTAACCTTTTCCGTAACTGATTTCAGATAATGATTTAACACCGAACTGACCGCAGACAGCAATTTTGATCATGTCAATGACATCATCAATAACATCAACGACGACTGTTTCATAAGTATGCTCTTGTGTTTGCAAAGCCAGCAAGATTTCACTGAGCTGATCGATAACTGATTTTGTAATACGTCCGTTTTTGTCTCTTTCATTAATCAACTGGATAGCTGGTACGCTGTTAGCACTAGCATTTCCGTCCGTATTTAAAACAATTGGGTTTGGAAACTCATTAGCTAAATATGATTTTCCGCTCATTGTTTCACCATAGATAAAATAATTACGTGGTGTGTCTTTCGGCACTTGTGGTTTGTTTTCTGGTAGTTTAAACACTCTTATTCTCCTTTGTAATAAAATTCAATAACGTTAACATCATGTTGTTGACGACTTCCTGTTACTCGCCATAATAACTGGCGATAATCGTCATATTCGCCACTATCTTCATCAACTGGATCAAGCACAGCAATTGTTTGAAATCTGTATTGTAAACCGTCAACACCAACACCTAAGACTTGACTTGTGGCGACAACTATTTTATGATCAAGACCTTCTTTGATGTCGCCAGTCCAAATGCCTATTTCTGGGTGTCGTTCATGGATAACATTAACAATCTGTTTCGATTTGCTGACAATCAACATGCCGTGCGGCGCTCGTTCAATCAAACCATCTAACTCTTTTAAAAGTGGCGTATCTGCATTAATTGCTTTTAATTTTGGAAATTCAACAGCAACGCCAGTTTGACTTAGATATTGTTCAAATGTCTTACGCCCAAATGATTGTTTAGCCATGACTGTTTGACCGTCAACCGTTACTAAATTCAATTTCTTAAATTGTTTTAGTTTTCCTGGATTAGCAACTGGAACTGCCTTTTGAAAGAATTTGATTTCATAGCCATTGTTCTTTTTGGCGTTTTCAATCTCTTCGATTTCTTCCCAACGCATAAAATTTGGTAATTTAGAAACATAACTTTCATAGTCCCTAAAGTCATCCCATTTCTCTTTTGAGTAAGAGAATGGATCATATACCATTTTTCCATGTGTTTTCTGCCAATCGAATTTCCTATTTGGGTTAGCAAAGCCCCATAATGTTTTTTCTAGTGGGTAGAAATTCTGACCTCTTTTTCTAATCGGTGTGGCTGATAGCCCTATCGTGTAATTGCGCTTTATTTTGGCGTATGCTCGCACGTTTTTATCACTTGATACATTTTGCCATTCATCAATAATAAGCACGTCACAAGCCATTTTTTGCGTTTTAACACGATTTTGTAAAGCTCTGTCTGTCAAATAGACAACTTCAAAATCTTTGTCAAAGCCAAATTTTTGAACAGTCTCTTTCCAACCGTCTAAAATAGCTACTCGATTATTAACAATGATGACTTTGTCAACGCTTTTAGCTTTACAGATTGATAAAGCGCATATGGTTTTACCTCTACCCCCTAAAGCTTCCAAGAAAATGCCATGAACTGGATTTTTAACACTCCTTTTTACGGCTTCTTCTTGCCATTTTCTAAGCGTGATTTTGATGTTCAATCACCACCTTCCCAATGTCTTGAACAACTTCTTCGATATCGTTTCTAAGTGCATAAAATAATCCCAACCTTGCAGCCGCCCTACAATCTTGATGGTGGCTTTTCTCAAATTTCCATAGACCTAAAATTTTTAAAAGATTATCTGGAATGTCTGACTTATAACCTGCGTTTCGTTGTAAGATTAGGTCTGGAAAACACATTTCAATAAATGCAATAGTCTGTAATACTGAATTATCTTTTGATTTGTCGTTATCGCGAGCCTCAAACTTTTCAACTACAACAACATCTGGTTCTAAATCAAATCCGATTGTCGTATACCATTCTTTAAAGCCTCGCATACCATAACTTGCCACCCACGAGCATTCAAGCCTTGCATTATCTAGCAAAACAATTCCCGTTGTGCTTGTTTCGACTCTATTTGAAGATGGGTCAATTGCTAAAATCTTCATTTTAGTTTCCCCCAACACGTTCAAGTAACACACCCTCAAATAATGCTGTTTCAAACCAGTTATCTTTATTGTCTTTTGCAAATTCAAACAAGTCCTTAACTTCTTTTAAAGCTTTAGAAAATGTTTTGATTTCTTCTGTATTTGTAAAACTTAAATCATTATTAGGAATAGCCATAAAAGCCATTTGATAAGTCGGAGTAAAGACTGGTGTCTCTTGTTCACTATCTAACTGTCTATTGCTAACTTTTACAAAACGAATTTGAAGGTCAAAAGGAAATTGTTCTTTTTTAATAACATCAATAGATTGATGTCCAATGATAACAGATAAGTTGTCAGTAACCTTTGTTTTATTAATTAACCCCATTAGTCATAGCTCCTTCTCATATCAATTTGAATTATATTTTCAGCTTTGCAATTTGGGCATTCTGTCGGTGGATAGTCATTAGTCCCTATCCAAGTTTGACCGCAGCATTCGCAAATATATTCATATGTATACACTACTTAATCACCAACTTTTCAGTACGTATCAATTCAGCCCCCTTCACTTTCTTACCAGATTTAAGTAATTCTTTAATCGCTTTTTTGTCTGGTTTTTCAGTGACTGTTTTTTTGAAATACTTTTTAGGAAGCAAAGTTTCATCAACACGAACGGATTCAGGATTTTTTTGTATTTTAATAGTGAACAAGCCACTTTTGATTTCAAGCTGATTAGTAACTCGCATAGCAGTTTGGACATTGTCTTTGAGCCAGGCTAACTTTTTCTTAGCAGCTTCTTTTTTGGCTTTGTATTTCTTTTCTGCTTCTTCAAACATTTTCATGTCTGCTTCAACAGATTCAATCACTTGCGCATAGCCTTCGACTTTTTCGTTAAATCTATCTTCCCAATCAATAGCTGATAATGTGTCTTGTTTCGTTTCATCATCAATATCAAGTTCATATATATTGAGAAACTCACCAGTTAATTCAAATAATTTTGCCATATTATTTCTCCTTCAATCGTCTAATTTCAAGTTGGTCGACTTCGTCAAGCTGATTGATACACTTATCAAGCGTTGATGGCAAGATATATCCTTCAGCAATGATGATGTCAAGTAAGTTTGCCTTTGCGACTGTTGCAAAGTAATGTTTCGTTAGTTCATTGTTTAAACGCCTGTTTTCGTCTTTCAAGAACTCGTTTTCGTTAATAACCTCTTGTATCATGTCAACCTCTTTGAATGTAACGTGTCATAGCGTTTTGCGCTTTAATAACATTGTCATAGCGCTTAGCTTTTGTTTCCCAGCTTTCAAAAACAAATTCTGGTTGAGTAGTTTCTTGTTTGTTAGGTTTTGCAAAAATCCAATTGATTATTTTTTTCATGTTAAAACTCCTGTTTCTAATTTCATGTTTTTTAGCATTTCAGCTAATGTTTCTTTCTTGCTTAAGTATCTGTTGCGCGATTTCCATTTAACAAACAATTCAAAGCCTTTGTAATTAATGAAGACTATTTTGTGCGTTGGATTGTCAATGTACTTGTTAAAGTCTGGATGTTCACGCATTTCAGCCGCCCATTGCTTAGCCACTGGTTTGCTAAGCCCTTCCCAACGCTGCATTAAGTGGTCATAATCGCCCCACTCGGCATCTTCGTTGATTCCGACAGCCTTGTAAGTTATTTCAACTTTCGGCATAGCGTGCTCCTTTTAAATGTGATATAATTTAGATAAGTTAATTTTTGTGAGTGACTGATTGCCGTCAGTCGCTTTTTTTGTGCTTCAAAATAGATACACCGCCCTTTCTTTATTGATACTGCTCTCAACTAGCAGTTATAGCCCTAGCAAATCTATATTTCGATTTGGTGAATTCATAAAAAGAAAAGTTTTAAAAAAATAAATAGGAGATTTTATTGAAAATTATTACTGTTTTGATTAATGACTTGCAGTATATTGTTTTGTTAACTTGCTAGAGCTATAACTACTAGCTGAGAGGAAGGTTTTAATTATTTTCGAATTCTTCCCAAGGTTCACGAATACCTAATTTTTTTGAAACCGTTAATTTAAAATTATCACTACCGTGACCTTCTTTGAGAAGTCGTGCAATCATAGCTGGCGAAACGCCACACACTTGTGCTAAATCGCTTTTCGACCACCCTTTTTGTGCCATTTTTTCTTGAACAAGGGCAACCCATTTTTTGTGTTGTAAACTCATATTTGCTCCTTTCTAAAATATATAAGTTAAAAAGTTAGTAAAAAAATATAATTTATTGTTGACATTTTTAAATAAATAATTTAAAATCAAATCATAGTAAAAACACTTGATAAAACGTTATTAAATCAATCTTTTCGCTCGCCAAAGCTGTATTTGATTTTGATAAGTTTTAACAAGTTATTTAACTAACTCTTTAACTTACGAATATTATTTTAAATTATATATTTAATTTTGTCAACAGTTTTAAACAAATAATTTAAAATATTTTTTCGTGTGTTTAGAAAGGTTGTATTATCAATGCTTTTAACATTCGAAAGAGTCAAAGAACTTGCTAAAAAACAAGGACTTTCGTTAAATGCCCTAGAAGAAAAACTAGGTTATAGTAAAAATTCGCTTTATTCATTAAAGAAACAAAATGTCAGTATTGATAGATTAGAAGAAATAGCTGACTATTTTCATGTTTCTTTAGATTATTTAAAGGGAAGAACTGATAATCCTAAAATTGCTTCTGACGAAAATAACGAACTCATGGATACGCAAGAACTTAAAACTCTTGTTATGTTTCGTAAAGAAACTGAAGGAATGACGGAGATGGAAAAAGAACGTTTTAATAACGCTCTTTCAGGATTAATGCAAACAGCACGTAGTCTTATTGAAGATGATTCAAACTGGAAGTAGGTGTTTTATTTGGAATATCGTTTTATCGATTCTGCAGATTACTACCTTTATCAGCAGAAAGCTAATTACTTCTTAAATGAAGTTAGCCGCTATTTTAATTTATCATTTACAGAAATCACTAGCAAACATGTTATTGATTACTTTGAAAGAAAATACAATATTTTATTTGTTTTTCTTGATGTTGATCAATACGAAGAATACTTTAGAGATATTGGCGGACGTCAAGCTACTAGAGAAGATATAAAATATAAAGGTATAGTTAATAACTGTAGAATAAAATTTGTACCCAAAGAATTTTGCGACTCTTTATCTGGTGTAACTATGACATATGATTATTCAGATAGATATATTGTCTATATTAACCAAAGACCTATTTTAGGTCGTGTTATGTTTTCGATTCTACATGAATTAAGTCATATATTTGCACATTTTGAAGGTAGCAAAAGTCAACGCATGTACGCCTCTATGATGTCCAACGTGTCCGACATTTCTACTGGAAACTATCCAAAAGAATTGCAACCAATTGAAGATGAAGCTAACACACTAGCTTCTCTGTTCTTGCTAAATGATGAAAGACTAAAAAATAGTATTTTAAATGGTAAAAATTTCAATGATTTAATCAGAGAAAATTATATGTCTGGTGCAGCAATCATGAACCGTTTGAAGAATTTTTTGGTCTATAACTACTGCATTCCTATTCAAGAAGCGGTTCAAATAGTATTGGATTATCGAAATGGTTACAATTCCACAATTCAATCAATTGTATTTTGATAAAACGATAACACTAATAGAACATACTAAAAGTTAATACAGGAGGAAAAAGAAAATGGGATTTTTAGACAATAACGGTTATAAACATACTGACAAAATCGGACCTTTAGAAATTGATAGAGCTAACAAAGTTTATCGAATTCACGGAGCAAATAAAGCTAAAGGTTCGAGCCTTGTTGGTGGTACAGCTAAAGCTATTGGGAAAGCGAGTTTAGCGGTAGGAACTGGTGGTTTATCACTTATCCCTGGTATGGTTAAGAAATCAAAAAACGATACTGACTGGTATTCATTTGAAGACTTAGTATCTTATGATTTAATCATTAATGACCAAGCTGTTGTATCTGGTGGTGTTGGTCAAGCACTTGTTGCTGGTGCTGTATTCGGTGGCTTAGGTGCTATTGCTGGCGGTATTACTGCTAAGCGAAAAACAACAACTAAAATCTTAAACATGACCATTCGTGTGACTTCAAACGACTTTAGCAAACCTGTTGTCTTTATCGACCTTCTTAGAAAGCCTGTAAAAAACACTTCTAAAGAATACAAAGAAGCAATTGAAAATGCTCAACGTATTATTGGAGCTTTAGACGTCATTGCGCATAATGCTTAATTATAGGAAATAAAGATTTATGAATAATAATTTTAGGGAACTTGTTCGAGAATTACTTGAACATATTGACGAAAATTCATTAACTGATGAACAAATTGAAAAAATCGAAAAATGGATTGAGAAGAATAAAACAAGATAAAAACTTATATTTTTCATCACTAAATTAGAAAACTTACTAAATAAATGAATAAAAGGAGAGAATACATGAAAAAATGTTTGAGATGCAAACATAATAATAATGATGAAAATAATTATTGCATAAAATGCGGTGCACCATTAAAAAATGTTTGTACTAATGTACGTTGTCCCAATTGGGAAAATAACAACCAATTACCTGACGAAGCTGCATTTTGCCCTCTTTGTGGCTCCGAAACCCTTTTTAAAACATATGGTTTAGCATCCTCATCACTAGATATTAAAGATGAGGACTTACCATTCTGATGTATCTTCTATACATTGATGAATCCGGGACAAAGGATTTGCATCGTGGCGAAAAGAACAAAGAGGGAAACTCAGAATTTTTTGTTATGGGAGCTGTTCTAATAAAGGCTGAAGATTTAAGTGATATTGAAGATAAAATTCAAAATATAAAATCAGATTACTTAAAAGACCCATATTTAGAATTAAAATCTACTATCAAAGCAAAATCACTCAAAGAATCTAAAAATAGAAATGATTTTTTAGATGAAGTTCATAAAACTATAGTTGAATCAAATTGTTATTGTTTTGGTGCTCAAGTACATAAACCATCTTTGCAACAAAGAGGAATTTTAGAAAATAAAGATCAAATCTATAAAATTTGTTTTTTGCATATTCTATCATCTGTTAATAGTTTTTTAAAATATGAAAATATCAATGAATCGGTAACAGTTTTCATTGATAGAGTTGATGCAGCTAACAACAAAAAAGTTTACGTTGCATATAAATCAGCTTTAGAAAGTAAGTCAATCGATTTTATAGGCTTTGACTCACGTCACTTTTCTCCTTCTATCAATTTTGTTGACTCCGAATTTACTATTGGTGTCCAAATTGCTGATACAGTCGCAGGAGCTTTATGGCGTGGCGTAGAAAAAAATAAAAAAACATACTCTAGAATGCTTATCCCTCGATTTCCGAGAGACAGCAATCAAAAATATGTTGACTATAGTTATCAAATTTGTACAGACTGGAAAGAATAAAAAAACGAACAGGGTAGCAGTAATTTCAACTGCAAGTTGATAAGACATTTCACTCTTATCACCCAGGCTATTCGGACCTAGACCACTGTTCTTCCGTTAAGCTAATTATACAATATTAACTGTTGCTATGTCAATAAAAATCCCTACACTCGCCTTCGCCAAAAATTGAGTGTAAGGAAATTGGTAGTATAGTAAGAACCTGCATGAGGTAGGTCTCTTTACTATACCCATTTTACCATAGAAATGAGGTATTAACAAATGTGGCCAGAAAATCATAAAAGTGGAAAAATAAATTTTGTTGAAAGATACAGAGATCCGTACACGCAAAAATGGAAAAGAGTTTCTACACTAATGGATCGTGACACACCAAGGGCACGCAAAGAAGCACAAAGAATCCTTGATAGAAAAATAAAAGAAAAGCTAGCGAAGTTGACTACTACTGACGCTAAATTAGTTGATGTCATAAACGAATGGTGGAATCACCACAAGTCAAGTCTTAAACCTACTTCTCAAAAGACAGTTGGATATAAGGTGAAAAATTTAGTTAAAGTAATTGATGAGGCAGTCTTGCTCTCAAAAGTAACTACTAAATTTCTTCAAAACCTCATCGATAATATATCTGGTAGTTATGAAAAAAAGAAACGGATACGACAAATTTTGAAACAAACTTTTGACTATGCTATCAGTATTGGATATGTTTCAGAAAACCCTGCAACTGGTGTTAAACTTTCAAAACCTCCTAAAACTATCGAAGACTTTGAAAACGTAACACAAAAATATCTTGAAAGAGATGAATTAGATAGACTTTTAAAAGAACTAAATAGGCGTAAGTCTTCTAAGAAAGTTGCACTTCTTGCAGAATTTATGACTTTCAATGGTTGCCGTTTTGGCGAAGCAATAGCGTTACGTCCTGAAAATATCAAAAATAATTATGTTGAAATTCATGGAACACTTGATTATATGACTAGCGGTTATGAAAATTCTCAAAAACAAACCCCTAAAACAGATTCGAGTTGGCGTGAAACTCTCTTAACAAAAAGGGAAAAAGAAATTTTAGACGAAATTCAACTCATAAACGGATTAGAAAAAAATACTAATAAGAATTATAAAGAAACAGGGTATATATTCATCAGCAGAAATGGTATTCCTTTACAAGATAATTCTTTTAATAAATCAATTCAAGCTGCTAATGATAGACTTAGCAAACCTATTCCTAAACACCTAACCAGTCATATTTTTAGACACACGCTTGTTAGTTTTTTAGCTGAAAAAGGCGTCCCTCTAAAAGCAATTATGGACAGAGTAGGACACTCCGATTCAAAAACAACTATCCAAATTTATACTCATATCACTAAAAATATGAAGTCACAAGTTGTTGATGTGTTGGACGGTTTATAAATTTCATGCCCCAAAAATGCCCCAAAACTACAAAAAAAGCCTATCGCACAAGCTGTAACCCTTGATACGATAGGCTTTTATGATTATTTGTCAAGAACTTTTTGTGTTTTAGCGTAGTTAGCTTCAACAGCTGCTTTTTCAGCTTTCCACCAATCTTGGTTATCTGTGTACCATTTGATTGTTGCTTCAAGTCCTTCTTCAAAGTTTGTGAATTGAGGTTTCCAACCAAGTTCTTCACGAAGTTTAGTTGAATCAATAGCGTAACGAAGGTCGTGACCAGCACGGTCTGTTACGTGGTCATAAGCGTCTTTTGGTTGACCCATTTTTTCAAGGATAAGTTCAAGAACTTCTTTGTTGTTCTTTTCACCATCAGCACCGATAAGGTAAGTTTCACCGATGCGTCCTTTAGTCAAGATAGCCCAAACACCAGTTGAGTGGTCGTTTGTGTGAATCCAGTCACGAACGTTTTTACCGTCACCGTAAAGTTTTGGTTTAATTCCTGACAAAATGTTTGTGATTTGACGAGGAATGAATTTTTCGATGTGTTGGTATGGTCCATAGTTGTTAGAGCAGTTAGAAATAGTTGCTTTAACGCCAAATGAACGTACCCAAGCTTTAACAATCAAATCTGATGCAGCTTTTGTTGATGAATAAGGTGAACTTGGATTGTATTTTGTTTCAGCAGTGAATTTTTCACCTGGTCCTTCACCATGTCCTGGAAGGTCTTCACGAAGTGGAAGGTCTCCGTAAACTTCGTCAGTTGATACGTGGTGGAAACGAATATCGTATTTACGAGCTGCTTCCAAAAGTGTGTACGTTCCAACAAAGTTCGTTTGGATGAATGGGCTTGGATCTTTCAATGAGTTATCGTTGTGGCTTTCAGCAGCGTAGTGAACGATAGCATCAGCTTTAGCAGCTAATTTATCAACCAATTCAGCATCTGCAATGTCACCAACAACCAATTCAACACGGTCACCAAGGATTTCTTCCAAGTTAGCACGGTTACCAGCGTATGTTAATTTATCAAGAACGGTAACGTGTACGTCTGGGTGGTTATTATAAACATAGTGTACGAAGTTTGAACCGATGAAACCAGCGCCACCAGTTACAATGATATTTTTGTATTCAGACATAATTTAAGATACAAAGGGACGTTTCGCTTGCGAAAAATCTCGTGGAAAAATAGAAAATCCGACGCAGACGACTAGTGTCTAGGAAGATTTATCTTTTTTCTCAGAGCTTTAGTCCCGTGTTCAGTTTTTTAATAAACTGAACATTCCTTTCTGATTTATTTTTTATTAGGTATTACAAATCTTCTTTGCTTAATGGTTTAACGTCTTTAAGCAATGGGTGATTTTTGTCAGCTTCAGAGACTTCTGCTGCTTCCAAGTTTTCCCATTTAATGCCTAATGTTGGGTCTGCATAGTTAACAAAGGCATATTTTGGTTTGAGTTCAAGTGCCCAGTAATCGTTAACCAAGTAGCTATATGCAACTTTATCAGACAATACTTGGAAACCATTGGCAACACCGCGAGGAACAAAGATACCTTTTGAGGCATCAATAACAGTTTGATAAACATGACCAAAGCTGTCACCTTCACGTAGGTCAACCCATGACCCTAGAACCTTACCTTCGTCAGCCACAGAAATGTATTTATCCCAAGGTTCTGCATGAAGTCCACGCAAAACATTTTTATGTGAGAAGCTGACGTTATTTTGTAATTTACCTTCTGCAAAGAAAGATTCTGGAAAACCAAGAGGAACCATTTTTTCTTTTTGGAAGTTTTCTTTGAACCATCCGCGGTTATCACCGTGAACTGGAATATCAAATTCAATCATTCCAGGGATAGCTTCAATTTTGCGCGCTGCTAATTCTTTACCAAAAAACTGTTCTGTCAT